ATCTTCCTTGCCGGCCCATGCGCCGGTGGCGGTGGCGGCAGGGATGTAGGCATCACCAGCGGTCGGGCTGCCGGGGGGGGAGGTGAGGGTGCGGTCCTTGACGTAGAGGTTCGGCACTGCCAGGCGGCCGATGATGTTGACGTTGGCATCCATCTCGGCCGAGAAATTCTCGGTCGTTGGGCTCCATCCGAATTTCAGGCCGCTGCGCGGCTCAGTATTGCTCATGATGCGCTCCTTTTGACGATGACTTTTTTGGCACGCTGCACCTTGCCANCTNTACAGTTACAGGCCGCCGTAGCTGTGGCCGTAGCTGTAGCCGTAGCCCACGCGACGGGAGGTGAAGTTGTGCATCTGATGGCTGACGCGTCCGCCGCGGACTGCCTCCAGCTCACAGCGGACGAGGTTGTTAAGGCGGGATATGACCATGCGTCCGTTTGTATTAATAGTCGAGGCGTCCGACAGTGTCAGCGCCGTTGGGATGAACGCCACCCCATCCATTCGTCCGCCGAACCCCAAGCTTCCGGCGCGCGACCCCAAATACCAATCAGTCGTGGACCCGTAAGTGGCTCCGGTGGCGTTCCCACCGGGCCGCGTCGTTCGATCTACCCCGTCAACGAATATGTAGCTCGCTGCGGCGGTGGCACCGAAAACAAAAATGACGCAGTGGGGATTGCCGTCGTTGATGGCGATGGACGACTTAAGATAAATGAAAGCCGATGTATTCCAGCTCGTGACACCAATAGAGCCGTCTGCCTGCGTCTGAATCGAATAACCACTATTTGTGTTGCGCTCGCAAACGATCTTGTTATTGGCATGTGCCCAGCGAAGCCACAATACGATTGAAAATCCACTTAGCGCGTTCGCCACCGCCGCCGGGGCCATCGCATATTGCGCATCAGTGGCGGCGAGCGAGAGCGATCCTTCCGTGATCAGGCCTGGAGATGTCGGCAGGACGGTGCCGACATAGCTACCATGCCGACCATTAGACGAAGCATCCGTCATCTGCGTGCCGCTGGTCTCATCCATTAAGTAGAGGGCGGAGGGGCTCCGGCTCAACATGTCGCTGGAATAGTTCGATCCGGATCCTCCTGTGATGGCCAAGCCGCTGTCGACTTCCTCCGTGCTCCACGTGTAGCTGGTGCCGGTCAGGCCAGATGCCGTGCGCAACAGCGTGTCTGTCTCCCCATACAGCCGCGCCGTGTAGGTGGTGCCAGCCTCAGGCCCGATGCTCGCCGAGGTGGTGTCGACCAACTGGTCAGCCTGCGTCAGGCGGTCGCGGTGCGCCCAACTCAACGACAGAGCGCCCTTGATATATTGCGGATAAGCGCTGCCATTGATCAGCAACTTGCCAGGCGGATAGGGCCGGATCTGCCGGCCGCTGAACGGCACCGACATCGCGGCCGCCACAGCAATGGCAAGCTGCTGGCTGCCGGTGTTGGTCAGCAGCTTGACCGCCAGTGTCTCGCCTGAGACATACTCGGTCGGGTCGATGGCCGCATCGCCGGTGATGAACCAGATCCGCTCACCAGCCGCATGGGGCTGCGGCACTGTGTCGGCGCAGCCACGGCCGAAAACCACCGCGCCCGTTGTCACGTCGAGCGACACAACCCGGACGATCTCATCACCCCAAAGCGCCGCCGAGCCAATCTCGACCTGATCAAGCCGCACCCCGCCCGCCAGCGTGTAGGCCGTACCGCCCAAAGTGCCCACCTCGACCACCGTTGCAGTGGGGCACCAGCTCGCCACCGCCCGCTGCGCGTAGCCAGAGCCATCATCAACCATCAGCGTGTAGTCGACGCTGCGCGCCGGATCGTCAGCAACCGTCGCCAAAAAGCCGACATCCGCCGGCAACACAGAGAGATCAGCCCGCGACAGGATCTGCACCACCTCGGTGTAGGGCAGTTCGATGGCACGCTGGCGAGAGATCACCATCGGATTGTCAGACGCCGAGGTGTCAACGCCGCTCTCCGGCGACACAAACACTGCCGCCGGCATCGAGTAGACATCCTGCACCGCGCCGATCCGGATGGCGCCGCTGCGCAGCGTGCCGCTCTGCTTCTGGCCGACGATGCAGACCATGTCGGCGATGCCGCGCTTTGGTAGTTGCAGGCGGAAGTAGGTATTGACCCGCCAACTGTGCGTGACCCGTGTCGTCACCAGCTCAAAGGCCCGCAGCGGGGTGGCGGTGGCGCGCAACTCGCGCTGCGCGACCCGCAACGCCAGGTCGGCGGTTGGGATCTCCGGATAATCGAAGGTCTGGTGGTTGGTGCCGAATGCCGCGATCAGGCCGCGCGCCTGCACCGGCGGGGTGGTGATGGTCTCGCGCAACTCAGGGTCGAAGTATTTGACGGATACGCTGTTGATGGCACTGTCGAGCGTCGCCGGCGTCTCGCTGAACTCGATCACGTCGTCATCGGTGAGAATTGGTAGGCTGCCAAGCACATAGTCGCCCCGCGCCAGGTCCAAGTACCACTTGCCGTCGACCGGGTCGCGGCCAAACGCCCCGCCGATCACCTTGGCAATTCGCGCCTCGAACTCCTCCACGCTCTCGCTGCCAGGGTTGCGGGTGGTGCAGAGCCCGAACCCTTCTGCAAACAGCGTGTCCGCTGCCGCGCTCAGGCTGGCAGCGTCGATGTTCGCGGTATCCTCGCCGCCCATGTCTGAGTTCGTGCGCGAGTAGTAGAGCATGTGGGCGGGGTTCATCGCCTTGAGCGACGAAAACGATGTAACCAACTGCCCATTGACGTGCAGCCAGTGGCGCGCGCCGTCGAAGCAGATGCTGACAAAGGCCCATTGATTGAGCGGAATATAACCACCGATGTTCTGAATCGCATTCGCGGTGAACGTGTGTGGCGCCTCCTGCTGCCCGAATACAAGCAGATTGCCACCAACGCTGAGCGTCGACTCATAGCCTGGAATCGTTGGCACGCCATAGCTAAAAATGGCATTGCCATAGGTGTTTGCCGTCGAATCATAATCAGCCAGCCGAACCCAGCCGTCGATGGTCCACGCGCCCCCAAGCGCCTCGGCCGAGCCAACATCGACAGTCAGGTAACTGTCGGTGCCGTTGAAATAGCCCGATGATCCGCCGAGTGGCGACTGTGCCGTCGAAATCACCGCGCCGCCGAACGCCGCCACGGTGTGGCCTTTGTCATCGACAAAATCTGTCGACCCGTTGCTCCCCTGCATCCGCAACTGGCAGACCACATTGCCCCAATAGGGGTCTGTCGACGCATCTCCAAACAGCACTGTCGGCACCGCATAACTCGGCAGCGGATAGCGCGCCACCCCGGCCGTGACCCGTAGGCCGCCGATGTAGCCATTGAACCAGCCGTTGAAGGTTGAATAGAACCCCGAGACCGCCTTATAAGCCCCAACATAGAACAACCCGGTCGCCCGGTTGACCCATCCACTGCCGCCGGTCACCGGCTCGCGGATGTCCTGCATCACAATCTCGGCCTTGCTGCTGTTCCAGCAGGTGCCGTCCCAGCCGGCGATGATGCGGCGGATCTTGTAACTGGCTGGCTGCGGATACGGATTCATCGCGCCATACTTGCCGCCCCTGAACACCACCGAGGCAATGCCGCGCCACGCCGGAATCTGCGGGCCGAGGTTCGCCAGCAGATAACTGTTCGGCTGCTGCGTCGCCTCGCCAAGCATCACATCCATGTCGCCGACGATGCCGCCCTGGTCTTTTTCGCCGCCCCACAGCATCGGTGCGTTGATGGTGATGGTGCCGCTGCTGGTCTGCGCCCCTTTCCACGCCGTGCGGTCGCCGCCACGCACTTCGAGCAGCGCGTCGAGCGGACCCTTGCCGAGCCCGTGGTGGAAAAGCGCCTTGTACCAATAGCCGACCGTGGTCTTTTTAGAGCCGCCCACTCAACCCTCCTCTTCGCACCGTCGCGCCCACTCCACCACCGCCACCGCCAGCGCATCGCCGGTGGCCAGCAGCGTGGCATCATCGATGCCATTGCGCACAAATCCAGCCCAGTCGATGCCATGCTGCTCAAACCAGCGCCGCGCGCCACTGCGGCAGAAACCGCCGCGCTGGGTGAAGCCGGGAACCGTGAAAATGTGCCGCAGCGTCACCCTCACTTTTTGCCGCCCTTGGTCTTGATCGCCTGCGTGCCCATGTTCCGCCACGCCAACAGGTACTGGTCGTCGATCCACACGGTACCGAAAATGTCGGGGAATGCCGCGCCATCCTCAACAACAGGCAGGTCGCGCTCTTGCGGCTTCGGTTTTTCTGGCTTCGGCCGCAGCACCGCCGAGATCGCCGCCATCGCCACCATGACCAGAATCTGCACCACCCACGGATTCACCGCATCACCTCCCAGAGTATCCACAAACCATTCAGCCCGCTTGCCACCAGCAGCAGGCCGATCATCGCCAGATGGCAGCGCTGGCCCGCCTCGGTATCGAGCAGCCAGTAACGGGTGCGCCAGAGCCAGATCCGCAACTTGCGTCGCATCAGCCCCATGACATCGATGCCTTTTTGGGGTCGCGCGCCGGCTTGTAGATGGCGCCGCCGAAGTTGAGCGTGTTGCCACGCGCGGCACAGGCAGCCCAATCCTGCCCGCATCCGGGGATTGCCTTGACGCTGAGCCCTGCTGCCAGATCGGCAGCGCCGTAGAGCAGCGTCAGCGTGCTGCCTGACTGATCAACAAGCGAGCGGCGCTCGACCAGCCCATCGAGCCTGGTCCACTCCAGCCAGCCTCCCGGCAGAGCCAGCGTCGAGCCAGCAAAGGCCGCCGCCGTCACCGTGTTACCGCTCGCGGCCGACAACGTCGCCACCACCCACAGCGGCACCGTGTGCGCGGTGACCGTCATGCCGGTGGTGATACCGGCGGCATCATCCAGCGTGACGGTGCTGCCGCTGTGCGCAGTGATGTTGGCAGTGTGGTTCACCGGCCCGGCGGTGGTCCAGGTGGCCGTGCCGCCGACCAGTGCGCGCGGCGGATTGGCAAAGGCGGCCGCCGTGACATTGAGCCCGGCGACCGCCGTCACCGTGCCGGGCAAATCGATCGGCCCGGCCTGCAAGTTGCAACCGCGAATCCCGGTTGAGTAGACGGTCTTCCAACAACTGCGCTGGAGCTT